CAGCATACATCATTAAAAGAATATAGTGCATGGCTTTCAATAGGTCTTTCTTGTTGTTACCATCTTTCTTTCCATACCGGCAAAGATACTTGATAGCAGTATCTCTTGCAGTTGTATCAAGAGAGTCCATTGATTGCCAGATATCAATTACTTGAATATCTTTAGCGACATAATGTTGACCATATGTTTGATCAACATAGTCCGTCAACTCTTTTAGATATTTTGCTTCGTTATATCGATATTTCATAGAGCATCTTCTTCAGTAACAAACCAGTCCTCATTGCGAGTGACTTCTGGTAAATAGAGGAGCATTAGTTCGTCTATTGTCTCTTTATTTGTCTTTGCAGTCAACGCTTTCTGTATGTTACCAGCATAATTAAAGTCAACTTCTTCCTCGTACTTCCCTTCCAAGATACCCGTAGGAGAAGCATCGAACATCTTACCAGCATGAAGACCATACCAAATAGCTGCACTGCTATCCCACGTATCGATATACTCAGCAAACTGAGACATCAAACGAATCTCATTAGGACCATCCAACATACCAAGCAAGTGAATCTTCTTACCGTTCATCTTAGCAGTATCAAGGATACCAGAGTCCTGTAGATCTTGCATGAACATAAACCGACTAACAAACCGTTGCAGCTTGTTACCCTTCTCTACTCCGTACGCATTTGGAATTGAGAGAATTGACACACCAATGTAGTCAACCAAAGAAGACTGAGCTGCCCAGTTGAATCCAGTAAACAAATCTTCTGCATCACCAATCTTAGACTGAGGACAGAAAAAAGTACCGAATCCTTTTTCCTTCAAAAGAGGAGCCATGATCTCTGCTGCATTGATTGTCTTGGCACCCTTTTCGTTAGGGTAGTCGGACATAACAACATAGTCAGCTTTGATTCGCTGAGCCATTGTAATCAACTGGACAGAGTCATACATTGGACGACCTTGCTTATACATCTCAAATGCAGAGTTGTCAAGTATAACTGTCGATCCGTTTTCTTTTTCTTTTAGGTAGAAGTTTGTATACAGGTCGCTAGTCTCAACAAGGTGAGCTAGCGCCAGGTGTGCTGGTGCACCGGATACGAGATCGAGATGGGGGATGGGGGCGATGTGACAAAAGTTAGCCATATTTATTTCCAATCATCATACACATTATCAAAGTAAACTCGGCAACCGTTCTCACCATCTTCACTGACCTCAATACGAATATCACGTCTTGGATAAGTCTCTTTGATGTATACAGCAAGTTCATTTGCCAACATCTCACATGACATATGGTTGAGTTGCAGGGTGCCTTTATTATATAGGCTTTCCAACTCACGTTTCAATAAAATAAATTCAACATCTCGGTCATCATGAAACACTTCTAATTCCACTCTGAAATGGAAGATGTGGCGGTGTTCATTACCCAGGAATGATACTGCAGCAAGCTTCGGATCTGTAGCTGCTGCAGGGTACTTGTGGATTCCTTCTTTCTGGAAGGTGACCCAAATAAATGATTTAGTCATTTATCCAACCTTTCTTTTGTTTATAAAGTTTAGTTTGTGACGTGTTGTAACCTCAAACAAACCTTCCCGAAGATGGCCGTTATCTCGCAACCACTTAATCATGTCTTCGCGAGCATACCAGGCAATCCATCCTGTTTCAACACATACGTGGCAAATGCGATCGCTTGTTTTATTAGCTGCACGCAACCAACCATCATTCTTTGTTTCCACGTAGAATGTTCCGTACTTGTTCATATTTGACTTAACGTCTATGGAATAGAAGTTCTTCCAGCCTGGTTTCTTGATCTCAATATCAATACCATGCTTTTGGCTTTGGAAGTCTGACTCACGGTCAATAACTTCATATCCCCATCCAGCAAAAGCTTCGATCACAAGCAGTTCAGCTTGGCGTGCTTTTTGTACTCCGTCACCGTACGCCTCAACGAGTGTAGGTGTCCACTTCTTTGTCAATCGTTGCATATCAATCTCCATAATAAAAAAAAGCCAGCCCAATCAAAAGAGGGCTGGCATATTCAGTTCACCAAATTAGGCAAATACTTGTGTACCACCCAATGCGTATGCCATTGCAACCATACGCTTAGAAGGAGTACCAAGACGGTAAGCTGTCTTACCATTTTTAGTCTTGTTAGTGTAGATAGAGTAGCCACGTTCACGCAACTCAGCAACGCGTGCTGACAAGTTGGTAACACCAAACAAACCTGCGGCTTGACGGTGTGTAATCTCTTTACCAGAGTTGAAGAAGCCAATCAATTTATCATGCTGTGTCATACTAATTCCTTTAAAAGTTAAAAATCAAATCACCGGATCGCCGTCTCGTAAGTAGAGATTAGATGCTAAGAAGTCGAGACGAGTAGATGAGGTAGTGGTGTTAACCTCATCAATGAACTGCTGGATTTTATCCTTGTGTTGAAACTGATCCAATAAGACGAGCATTGCACTCTTCTTAGCTTCAATACTTTTTGCAGCCCATACTTCTTTAGCAAATGTTGATAAATCTCTCATTCCACTATTATAATTAAACCAAGTTGCAAAGTCAACACTTTAACGCTTGCATCTTAATATTAGAGAAGAACTCTTGCTTAACACTGTCGTTATGGAATAGACCGTGAACAACAGATGTCTGAGTCATAGAAGAGTGAGCCATTACACCACGGTTATCCATACACCCATGTGTTGCTTCAATATAGACAGCAACGTTTTCTGTATCAGTTGCCTTCATAATCTCACGTGCAATCTGGTTAACAAGTTCTTCTTGCAACTGACCACGACGACTGCACCACTGAGCAATACGGACATACTTGGAGAGACCAATAACTCGGCCTGTAGGAATGATACCAATATAGCAAACACCCTTGACAGGCTGGTGATGATGAGAACACATAGAGCGAAGCTCAGCACGTGCAACTAACATTCCCTCAAATCGGTTCTCACCCTCATTAGGAAAAGATGTAGTATTAGGAGCTGGCTCGAATCTACCTGACATCAACTCATATACATACATCTTAGCAAGTCGCTTAGCTGTATCTTTAGAGTTAGGGTCGTTGTCTGTGTCAATCAATAATGAACTAAGGACACCTTGAAACTTGTCAGTAAGCTCTTTGATTAGCTCTGGCTTAGATTCTTCTGGAAGGTACTTAGAAATATTATCACAAGCGAAGAATCTATGGCCATCTGCTTTCATCTTCTCACGTATTGCATCAGACAAGTATTTACTCATTATTATCCTTATTTAAGTTAAACCGATGCCCACACTCTACTATGTTTAGGAATAAAGTTCAACAAGAATTTCATCTGGTCTGCTAAAATATTTCTGTTTTGTAGTACGAGTGCCTCAGCTCTATCAGGGACGTACGGAACATAAGCAAGAAGCATATTGGCTTCTTCTGGTGTTCTATCATCCTTTTTGCCGTTGCATTTTTTACATGCTGTCACACAGTTCATCCAAGAGGTTGGGCCACCTCTAGATTCTGGATGGATGTGGTCTTTTGTCAACTCAGTATCACCAAATGTCTTGATGCAATACGCACAAGTGTGCAAGTCTCTTCTAAACAGGTTTCTGTTAGAAAATACTGGAGTTCTTTTTTCGTATTTGAATTTAGACTTGAGAGCAATGATTGAAGAAACTTCAACATGGGACTGCTCACCGGTCATACGAGAAATACCACCTCTGAAAGTGTACTCCTCGTCACCGAATTCCCATGCAATCAATCCTTTGCACTTTAGCAAAACAGCGTCTTGCCAACTCATCCAATTGTTTGGGTAACCGGTGCTATCAAGTGTAAGGATTAAATTTCTCATGATTCTATTTATAGTTAATTAATTACATCTCCATGTAATCTTCTTTACTACATCCGCATTCTGGGCAGAGGTAGTCTTCTGCGAGTTCTTCCCATTTACCTTCTAATTCTTCATCGTGGACATGGCCACAAACAACACAAACGTGATCCATTATATTCTCCTTATTAAATCACTGGGAATGTAACTGAATCAAGCTTGGCTAGATATGCAGCAGCATGACGTTTCTCGATCTTGGCCAACGCCGCAAATCTCTTCTCTGCTTTATCAAGAACAGCACGGAATTCTTCAGCGTGTGTCTTGGATTCTGCAATTTGGTGCATCGCTTCACGAATAGCTTCTTGATTGCCTTCAACCTCAGCTTCAGATTTCATTTTAGGATACATTTCTGTAAACTCATAAGTTTCACCGTCGATTGCTTTTTGCAAACACTCTTTGGTCGATGGCTTACCAATCAACAATTCCAAATGACCCCATGCATGAACAATCTCTTGATCTGCTGTGTGTTCAAAGTGTTTAGCAACATCTTCAAAACCTTCTTCACGAGCAATCTTTGCAAAGTATCGATATTTGATATGCGCCATTGACTCACCAGCCAATGCACTCTCTAAGTTCTTAAGTGTAATAGACATTTTATCTCCTTAATTGTATACACGATTAATATGTATACTGTATCACATCACATTTTCAATTGATTGTTTCTATCATAACAATAGACAACATATGGAGCGGGGTAGGGGA